CGTCCCGCACGTCGACGATCCGCGGATGCGAGTCAACGCCAACCGCCGCGAGTTCGGATCGTGGGATTACACCGAGGCCCACTACCGCTACGACCGCGAGATCGAGGCCCTGAAGCGGCGGGTCGCGGCGCTCGAGTCTATGGCCCCGGCCGATGACGCCAAGGAGCCGGACGAAGTCCCCCGGGAAAGCGGCGTCGAGGATTACCACGCTCTGCGGCGGCGGGCCAAGGAGATGGGGATCGAGTTCACCCAAAACCCCCCGCGCGACTGGCTGACCGAGCAGATCGCCCTGAAGCAAGCCCAGCAGTAACCGAACTGTTCGGAGTTTCCGAATCGTTCCCGGAACCCACAGAATGGGAGACCTAAATGGCCAAACTCGACGGAAAACGACATCCCCTCGCGCCGCTGTGCAAGCAATGGCTGTCGCTGATCAAAGTCGCGCAGGAGAAGAAGCACCGCGAGTTTGGCCAGTTCGCCGAGGAGGCAATGAAGTTCTACGACGGCGCCCACGACTTTATGTGGGACGTCGACAAGTACGCCACGGCACCCGGAGGGTTTCTCGACAAAGACTCCGGGACCGCCATGCCGACGTTCCGCATGACCGTGAATCGGCTGTTCGAGGCCGTTGCGCTCTTCGGGCCGGCCCTGTTCCACAAGTACCCCCAGGTGGTCGTCAATGCGATCGAGCCGCCGGAGATCAGCCCGGAATCGCTCGGCTTCGACCAAGCCGACGAAGCGGGGATGCAGCAATACCAGCAGATCATGGCTGAGCAAGCGGCCGAGGCCTCCCGCAAAAAGACAATGGCCAGCCTGAAGCAGCGATACCTCAACTGGCTGCAAGTCGCGGCGAACAAGAAGAAAGAGGCCCGTGAGTCAATCACGGAAACGCTGATCAAGGGGATGGGCGTCCTCTGGACGGAGATGCGGCGGCCGCGGGGAAGCCGGATTCAATACCCGGCTTCGGTTCATGTCTCTTGCGACGACATCGTGAAAGATCCAGACGCGGAATACGATCATCAGGTCGAATGGATCGCGCGCCGCTGCGTGCATGCCGTCAACCGGGTCGAAGAGAAGTATGGCCTCCCGGCCGGCAGCCTGCGTGGGTCGATGCAGTCGCTCGAATCGCAATCCACCGCGAAGGGGCGCAAGGACGCCAAGTCCGGCAAGCAGGACACAACGTCGTACGACTTGATCGAATACTGGGAGATCTACTCGAAGAACGGTATGGGTGATCGCCTGAAAGGGGCCGGCGAGGGGAACAAGGTCAAGTACGACCTGTCCGAGTTCGGCGACTTTTGCTACTTGGCGGTCGTTAAGGATGTGCCCTATCCGCTCAACATGCCGACCGAGATGCTCGAGCGCGGCGACTCCGAGGAGTTATTCCAGGCGGCCCAGTGGCCGATCCCGTTCTGGACGGACGAAGAATGCTCGAACGGCTGGCCCTATGCGGAGTTGTCGTTCTACCACAAGCCGAAGTCCGTCTGGCCGATCAGCCCGGTCAAGCCCGCGATCGGCGAACTGCGGTTCGTCAACTGGTGCATGAGCTTCCTGGCCGACAAGGCGGCCGCGAGTTGCAAGACCTACATGGGGGTGATGAAGTCGGCCGCCGAGGAGATCCGCCGGCAGATCGCCGATTCGTCGGGCCCGTTCACGATCATCGAGATTTCCGAGATCGTGGGCCAGCCGATCGACGAGATCGTGTCGATGCTCTCCGCGCCCGACATGCCGGATCTGGTCTGGAAGATGGCCACGGAAACCCTGGAGTTTATCGATAAGCGACTCGGGACGACCGACTTGATCTACGGCCTGTCGAGCACGCAGATGCGATCCGCGGCCGAGGCGCAGACTCGCGACGCGAATACCCAGGTCCGACCCGACGAGATGGCCAACCGGGTCGAAGACTGGCTGTCGGAATCCGCGATGAAGGAAGCGGAGGCCGCAATCTGGATGCTGACTCACGACGACGTGGTTCCCGTGCTCGGGGAACTCGGGGCGCACATCTTCGAGACGCAGATCCAGACGACCGACTTCGACCAGATCGTTCGCGACTTCGATTACACGATCGCCGCGGGGAGCGCGCGGAAGCCGAACAAGGCCCAGCGGATCGCGTCCCTCAACGAGTTCGGCCAGATGTTCTTGCCGGTCGCGTCGGCAATGGCGGAATCCGGGCAGGTCGGACCTTACAACGCCTTCATCGAGGATATGTGCCGGGCGCTCGATCTCCCCGAGCCGCAGCGGTATCAGATCGACCAGCCGCAAGCCTCGCAGGGTCCGTCTCCCGAAGAAATGGACGCCCAGGCCAAGCAGCAGGAGATGCAGCAGTCGGCCCAGCAGCACGAGCAGGAGATGGCACAGAGTCAGCAGAAGTTCCAGCAGGAGATGACCCAGGAGAAGGCCCAGCATCGGCAACAGACGCTTTTCGATCAGCAGGACAGCAAGATCCAGTTGCAAACGTCAAAGGCGATGGGGGCCGCGAAGGTCGCCCAGGCCAAGAAACCGAAACCCAAGCCCGTAGCAGCGAAGGCATGAAAACATGGCAGGAATCTCCAGATCGAAGCGCATCGACATCCTTGAGGCGGAAATCGCTAATGCCCCGATCCACGTTCAGGATGCGTACTTCTGCGCCCTGATCGAGGGGACAGACGCCATTCTCGCCCACATGCTGGCGATGCGGCAGGGCCCGCAGATGAAGGGCTCCGACCGCGCCTTCGGGGAGGGGCAGCGGTTGAAGATGGGGGCGATGCACGAGCGGAACCGCGACAAGATCCAGGCGATCGCGGAGAAAGCCGGCATCCGCACGCAGGGAAAATACTACGTCGGCGGGCTCGGGCGCTACAACGACCCGGCCGCCTGGGTCTCAACCGCCGACGACGTGAAGTCGGTCCTGAAGGCGAAGAACCTCACGGCAACCGGAGTCGTCGAGCATCAAGGGGTCGCGATGCCGCCTCCGCCGCCGAAGCGACTGTCAGAGCGACTGACGCGAGAGTTCGTCGCCAAGACGCTCAAGGCCGAACCCAAGACGGCGGAGGCGGTGCGGAAGAACCCGAAGAAAATGCGGGATCTCCGGGAACGGGTGATTGCTACTCACGGGGCGCGACGGTAGGCAGCTTGTCTCGCCCGTTCTCGCAGCCTTTCAGGGGAAACCCGGCCTTGGCTGCATGGTACGCCCGCTCAATCGCCCCCTTCGACCACTCTTTGCCGGTCGTGCGCCGCACGCTACGCAGGAGCTTGTAGTACACCCGCATGTAGGACAGTTTGTCCCTGTCCAGTAGTTGCACAATGTACTCGCACTGCTGGCGCTCCTCGGGATTCACAATGAAGCGGGACTTGGCCCCCTTGTCGATCTTCTTCCAGCCGATCGGGGTTCCGCCTCCATACGGGAGGCCTTGTCGGCGTTTCCAGGCCAGCGACTCTTTCGTGCGGGTTGCGATCATCGCCCGTTCGAGTTGGCCGACCGCACCCAGGATCTGAGCGAAGAACATCCCGACATCCGTTGCCAGATCAATCGGGAAGTCCAGCAGATGCAACCGGACGTTGCGGGCCTTGAACTTCTCGAGCACCTCGCAAACTTCCTTGGTGGATCGCATCGCACGATCCATGCGGGCCACGACGACATGATCGCCGGGCCGCAGAAACCGCCAAACGGCCTCCCCTTGCGGGCGCTGCACCCAGGGCTTGCGGGTCGATTCGTTCGGGTCGCAGTACCAGCCGGCCCATTCCATGTTCGCCGGCAACTTCCCCGCGGCCTTGGAATCCCGGAACCACTTGAGGCACAGTTCCTCTTGCTGCTTCGGGCTGATGACCTGTTTGTCGGTCGAGGCGCGCCCGTAGCCGAACAGATACGGCCGGTCCTCGCGGTGGTCGTTGTTGACGAAGAGGTGGAGATTGTCCAAGATGGGATCAGCCATGACGTGTTGCTCCTTTCAGCAATCGTTGTGGTGAGAGCCGGCTCGGGTCTGAACCACCTGGGCCGGCTCGTTCATTTTATCGGCAGGTCACGTGCCGGTCTATGGCGATGCGGGGGCCGACTCCGTGTAGATTGTTTCTCCAGCCGGATTCGTGATCGACAGGCATCGAATCAGGTCTTCGCCGCATTTCGTCCTTGGCGGTTGATCCGATCCGGCCCCCTGCACGGCAAGGGTCCGGTTGCAGTCGCACGAAAAATTCCCCTCTTCCCACTCGAATCGCATGCGGTGATCGTGCGAATCGGCGTCCCACCCTGGATGCGGTTCGTACTCAAGGGCCCACTCTTGGCCATCTCGCATGCCGCGGAGCGTTACTTTGTACTTTTCGGCGTCGGGCACGTTCGCGTCTCCTCTCTTGTTAGAGCGGAACAATTTCGCAATTGCATGTCAAGACCGCCGCTGGTAAATTAAACCTCACCCAAGCGTTCTACCTTCCCATCTAAGACAGAAACAGTTGGCTCAACGCCCTGTTTCTGCATGCTTTACACCTTCCAAGACGCGGTCCTTGATGCCCTGGATTTCCAAGGGCAATCGGCTGGCTCTGGCTCTGACCAGAAGCCGACGCGATTTGCGCGCCGCGCCGTGGACGACGCCCTCCGCGATCTCGCTAACGCCCACTCCTGGGCCTATTACGAGCAGGGCTACCAGTTCACCACCGTCGGCACTTACGCCACGGGCACGGTCACTTACGACCACACCGGCGGCACCTACGAGCGGCAACTGACCCTCGCGAGCGGCACCTGGCCAAGCTGGGCGAATCTCGGCTCGATCCTCGTCGGCAACATCAGTTACCGCGTGTCGACCCGCGTCAGCGATTCGGTCGTCACCCTCTCGCCGAACTCCAATCCCGGCGACGATTTGGCCGCGGGGACCGCCTACACGCTCCTGCGCGACACGTACCCCTGCCCGTCCGACATGGTTTCGGCGGGCGACCTGTACGACCTCACCAGCCAGCAGTTGGTCCCGAACATCACCCCCGACGCCATGCAGCGGCGCAAGTTGGCTTACGTCGGCGCGGGGCAGCCGTTTTTCGTCACCCTGATCGGGGACGACAATTACCAAGGCTCCATGGCGTTCAAGTTCAACCAGGCTCCGGATTCCGCCCGCGAGTTCGGGTTCGTCTACCGACGTCGCCCGCGCGACCTCAACATCCCGGGCTACGCCACTGGGACGGCCTGCACGACCGTTGACAGCACGACGGTCTGCGGCACCGGAACCGTCTGGTCGGACGCAATGGTTGGTTCCGTGATTCGCTTCAGCGATTCGAGCACGGCCCCGACCGGCTTGATCGGAACCAATCCCGCGGCTCTCGAGCGAGTCGTCGCCAGCGTCACTGACGCCACGCACCTCGAGTTGGACGCGGCCGCCGACCGGACCCTCTCGGGGGGCATCGCTTACGCGATCAGCGACCCGATCGACATCGACGTCGGCCCGATGCTTAACGCCTTCCGGGCCGGCCTACGGAAGTCGGCGGCTCCCGCGGCTGACAAGAAAAACTCGGACGACGCCGAGTCGCGATGGAGACGCGACCTACGGCTGGCAATCGAGGCCGACAGCAAGTTCCGTGGCCAGAACTCTCGCTGGATGCCGGGCTGGTACACGCTGCAAAACATCACGACGGACTGATTTCAAACCCCAAGTTTGGAGATTGCGACATGGGCTACTTGATGATCGACCACCGCGGCACGATGGCGCCGGACGGCACGAAAGGGAGGCTGCAGGAATTCGACACGCTCGCCTGCAAGCATTGCCAGGCGGTCGTCGCGGTCCTCGACAAGAACCACCCCAACGTCCGGTCCTACACCCCGAAGTTCAAATGCACGCGCTGCAACGGGCCGGTCTGCCGGGCCTGCGCCGCGCTCGGTGTCTGCAACCCGATCCAGGCCCGAATCGAGCATGCGGTCAAGACCGGCCGCTGGGACGAGAAGTACCTGTTCAAGCAAGGCTCCGTCCCGATGAATTGAAGCCACCCGCGATTTCCTTCCCCACAGTCGTCCCCCGAGTCAAAGCGAGTCGTCCCATGCAAGCGTCAATCCAAGGCTACCCGCCCGTCAAGGTTGGGATCATCACCGGCGACCTCGGCCGCTACGTCGAGTTCAACAACGCGATGTACGCGCTGCTGCTGCCGGTCGGGAGTAATTACCAGAACATCCGCGGCAACGGGTTCGCGTACAACCGGAATCTGCTGGTGCGCGAGATGGACCCGGAGATCGAATACCTCTGGTTCATCGACGACGACCACACGTTCGATCCCGGCATTGTGATGAACCTGATCACGCGCGGCGTCGACATCGTGCAGCCGATGTGCGTGACGCGCAAGCCCCCGTACAACCCCTACGGCTATCGTTTCGCCGATGGCGATTATCACACGATCCCGTGGGCCAAATTCCCCAAGTCTGGACTGTTTGAAGTGGATGCGGTGGGAACGGGCGGAATGCTCGTTCATCGACGTGTGTTTGACGCCATGCCCGATCCCTGGTTCGAGGAGGGAAAACTCGGGCCGGAACATCTGGGCGAGGATCTTTGGTTCTGCAAAAAGGCCAAGGAACTCGGCTTCAAAATCTACGTCGACTGCGACAACCCAATGGGCCACCTCAGCACGCACGCTGTTTGGCCCATGCAGACGCCGCAAGCGGACTGGTGCGTTGGAATGAATTTTCTTCATGGGGTCTGGGCACCGTTCGCCACGGACTTCGGACACCAAGGACTTAGGGAGGTGAAGGATGGCACGTTACAGCGGAAGTGTGATCAGCCTGACCCCGTCGCTGACGGACGATAACTGGAACCTGCGCGCCGGGGCGGCGAAGTCGGGCAAGATCCTGGAGGTCTGGTTCGGTGGCCAAGCCACCACGTCCACGGGGATGCAAACGCGCGTGGCCCGCGCGTCCGGCCAAACCGGCTCGGCGACCGCAGGGAACGTCGAGAAGCTGCATCCGAACGCGGCCGGCAACGGGATGGGATTCGCAACCACGTTTGCGACGACCCAGCCGACCTTGGAGGCCGGCAACCTGTTCGCGACGTCATGGAATGCCCACGGCGGCGTCGTGCGGTGGCTGGCGGCTCCCGGCGAGGAATTCGTCCTCATCGGGGCGGCCACGGAACTGACGATCGCCTGCCGGAATTCGGTCGGAACTGCTGTCAGCGATTATGGTTGCGTTTGGGAAGAAGATTGAGACTTCCCGTCCGGCAACGGTTCCTGATCGCGGTTTTCCCGGGCGTGAGTCACGATGTTTCAATACCGACGTCCCAACCAACGACAAGCCCCCTGGCAGCCCGCGCTGCAAGGGGGCGTTTCGGTTCCGGAG